TTATACCAGATGATATAAAAAAATTGACAGGTAAGTCTTTTTTAGATATAATAAAACTTAATCCTGGCGAACTTGATATACTTGATGGTTCACCACCGTGTTCTGCATTTAGTATGGCGGGTTCAGTCTCACACGGAGAAGGTAATACACACAAAGACGCATTTGGAAAAACAAAAAAATACTCAGATATCAAAGATGTATCAAATGTGGAAGACTTATTTTTTGAATTTTTAAGAGTGGCAAAAGAGATGAAACCAAAAGTTATCATAGGTGAAAATGTAGAAGGTCTAACAATGGGTGAGGCAAAAGAGTATTTTTTTAAAATACAAAATACCTTTGAACAGATAGGTTATCTTGTAGTTGCAAATGTTTTAGATGCGAGTTACTTTGGTGTGCCACAATCCAGAAGAAGAACTTTCTTTATAGGTGTGAGAAAAGATGTTGCAGAAAAGATTGGAATAAATTTACTAACACTAGGACATTTATTTCCTGAAGGTTCATCTACACAAACCACACTTGGTCAAGCGATTAACGATATTGTAAATGAAGATGAGAGAGAAGTAAATTATCTTTTAGAAAAACTTGGACCTGATACTGCAGTTGGTAAAACTTTATCAAAGATGCCAAAAGACCCTGACAAGGTACTTACAGGTATGGATTATCACGACAAGGGTCATCACTTTAATTTAAAAAGAACTAGCAGAAAAAAACCAAGTCCAACCATTACTGCAATGGGTAATCTTGCGGGTATCGCTGGCGTATGTCACCCTACAGAAAATAGAAAGTTTACAATAAAAGAATTAAAAAGAATTATGACACTACCAGAAGACTTTAAATTAACAGGAGAACATAAACAACAATCTGAAAGAATTGGTCGTATGGTACCTCCGTTAATGATGAAGGCTCTGGCAGAGAGTGTATATAATAAAGTAATAAAACCATATAAGGAAATACAATGACAAAGTTTACATTTGCCACATCAAAAGAGGGTTTTGATAATCATATAGAAAAATCAGTAAGAGGTTATACAAATCTTTGGAATGACGTGTTATCTATATCAAAATATTTTGTAGAAGATAATACTAATGTGGTTGATATTGGTTGTTCTACTGGTAAATTACTAAAGGCGATGATGTCTCAAAATCAAGAGCATATACCTAATGCCAATTATATTGGTGTTGAGATTGAAAAAGACTTTTTTACACACTACGAACAAGACGAAAAAAATCATACAAATCTAAAATATGTAAAAGGTGATATTCGTAAGTTTAACTTTGTTAATTGTAGTTTAGTGACATCTATATTTACTTTACAATTTATGCCACCAAAAGATAGAACACACATTATAAGTCAAATCTATAATGGTCTAAATCACGGTGGCGCATTTGTTTTTTCTGAAAAAACATTTTCTTGTGACCCTCAAATACAAGATATGATGACCTTTATGTTTTATGATTATAAGAGACAATTTTTTACTGAAAAAGAGATACTTGATAAAGAAGTACAATTAAGGCATATGATGAAACCAAATACAAAAACTGAAATATTTGATATGTGTCATAAGGCAGGATTTACTACGCATGTCTTTTGGCAAAACTTTAACTTTGTAGGTGTGATAGCATTAAAAAAATAAATATATGATGCCAATTTCAGAAATAGATTATAAAGATAAAAAAGAATATTGGGATTATCAACGCAAGGTTGAATTTAATAAAGAAAAATTAAAGATTGAATTAAAAAAATATTCTATTACAAACAATAATTCAGGTCAGGAAGTTGATATGACAGATAAAAGTTTATTTGATACACTCTGGACAAGACTAGAGTCAGATGACTATGATGACCCGGTAAAAGATTGGATTCCTATAAATAATGATTATAGGCTTTGGAATGAAGGTGAGCCTAGACAAGTTAATTACTATTTCGACCCATTTGAAGAATTAGAAAAACCAAAAGGTCGAAAAGTAGTTTTGAGAGCTAAGGAGAAATGACACAGGATAAATTGTTAATACACAAGCATTTAATTATTCGAGCAGAAGTAAAAAACCCACCAAAAAACGAAAAGAAATTAATAGAATGGATGCAAAATTTTATTTCTTTTATTAATATGAAAATTTTGATGGGTCCATATGTAAAATATTGTAACACACCAGGTAATCGTGGTATAACGGGTGTGGCAGTTATTGAAACAAGTCACATTGCGTTACACGTATGGGACGAAACGGAACCAGCCATTATGCAGTTTGATGTTTATAGCTGTTCTGAATTTGACCCTTATAAGATAGCAGATAAACTTCAAGCTGATTTTGATGTAGTAAAACTAGACTATAAGTATTTAAATAGAGAAACAGAATTAAAACCGATACGATTGAAAAAAGATAAACTAAATTATGCAAATAATCATATACAAAACACCAACACAATATCTCATACACAACTTTCCGCCACAGCAACTTGACGAAATCAAAAAAGTATGTTATGATTTAGGTATAAAATATTATGTTATTAATTTACAACAAAGTGAGATGAAAAATGAGTGACTTTCTAAAAAATATTATTAAAGACGTAGGTAACGAATATGCAACACTTGTAAGTGAAGGCATAGACAGTGCTGATGTAAACACTTACATAGATACTGGTTCATATTCTTTTAACGCATTATTATCAGGTAGTATATTTGGCGGTCTGCCAGGAAATAAAATTACGGCGATTGCAGGCGAAGCAGCGACTGGTAAAACATTTTTTGCCTTAGGTATTTGTAAAAACTTTTTAGATAAAGATAAAGAGGCAGGTGTAATCTATTTTGAATCAGAAAGTGCCATCTCAAAAGAAATGATTAAGAGTCGTGGAGTTGACATTACAAGAATGGTAATTGTTCCAGTTGCGACAGTACAAGAATTTAGAAATCAATCAATAAAAATTTTAGACAAATATTTAGAACAACCAGAGGCAAGTAGAAAACCATTAATGTTAGTATTAGATAGTTTGGGTATGTTATCTACTACAAAAGAAATGGAAGATACTGCTGAAGGTAAAGAGACAAGAGATATGACAAGAAGCCAGATTGTAAAATCTGCGTTTAGAGTTTTAACATTGAAACTTGGCAAGGCAAAAGTTCCAATGATAATGACTAATCACACTTATGACGTGATTGGTTCTATGTTTCCTCAAAAAGAAATGGGTGGCGGTTCCGGTCTTAAATACGCCGCTTCATCAATCATCTATCTGGGTAAGAGAAAAGAAAAAGACGCAGATAATGAGGTAATTGGTAATGTAATACATTGTAAAAACTATAAGTCAAGGCTTACAAAAGAAAATGCACAGATTGATGTGCGATTAACTTACAGTAAAGGTTTAGACCGTCATTATGGTCTATTAGGTATCGCAGAAGAAGCTGGTATTTTTAAAAAGGTATCAACAAGATATGAACTACCAGACGGCACAAAAGTATTTGGTAAATCAATCAATGACGAACCTGAAAAGTATTTTACAAAAGATGTATTGAAATTGATTGATGAAGCAACAAAGAAAAAGTTCCTCTACGGAACAGAATAAAAAACACTATCTTTTTGTACAAAGAGATACAGACGACTATACTTGTATTAAGTTAGTTGATGACAAGTATCTGGACGTTGTGTACAAGTATGGTAATGTTGCTTTTGCTAAAAATGAAAATACAGAAGGTAAATTACCTATGAAATTTGATTATGACATTATTAGAAATCCAAACAATGTAGATACCGAGAGTCAAGATTTTATCAATCATATAGGCGATATATTAGTAGAATTATTAGAAAAACAATTACAAGATGGAAAAATCACTTTTAAACAATGAACGTATAGAAATTACAATACTACGTAATTTTATATTTAATGAAGACTTTACAAGAAAGGCTCTGCCATTTTGTAAAGAGGATTACTTTGTAAATAGAGAAGAACGAATATTGTTTAGAGAGATAGAAGAATTTGTAAATGAGTATAAAAATATACCTACAAAAGAGACTCTACTTATTGAACTTGGTCAAAGAAAAGATATAAACGAAGATGAATTTAAGACAGTAAAAGAATTAATATCAAGTTTAGACGACAATAAAGTAGAGTTACAATGGTTATTAGATACTACAGAAAAGTTTTGTAAAGATAGAGCCGTTCATAATGCAGTCTTAACTGGTATTAAGATACTTGATAATAAAGATAAAACAAGAACACCAGAGGCGATACCACATATCTTATCAGAGGCACTCGCCGTTTCTTTTGATAATCATATTGGTCACGATTATATTGAAGACGCAGAAAAAAGATTTACCTTTTATCACACAAAAGAAAAAAGATACCAGTTTGATTTATCGTATATGAATCGTATTACAAAGGGCGGTGTTCCTGCAAAGACACTTAACGTTGCTCTTGCCGGCACTGGTGTTGGTAAATCTTTGTTTATGTGTCATTGTGCCAGCTCTTTTTTAACGCAGGGTCATAACGTATTATACATTACTTTAGAAATGTCAGAAGAAAGAATTGCTGAAAGAATTGACGCAAATCTTTTAGATGTTACCATAGACGACCTTCATACAATGCCAAAACAATTATATGAAGATAAGATTACAAAATTACAAAGTAAAACTTCAGGTAAGTTAATTATAAAAGAATATCCAACTGCATCTGCTCACTCTGGACACTTTAGAGCATTACTAAATGAACTTGCATTAAAAAGAGCGTTTAGACCTCACGTTATTTTTGTTGACTATCTAAACATTTGTGCGTCAAGTAGATTTAAAGGTGGTAATATTTCTTCTTATTTTTATATCAAGGCAATCGCAGAAGAATTAAGAGGTTTGGCAGTTGAGTTTAATGTACCAATCTTTAGTGCCACACAAACAACAAGAACTGGCTTTGTAAGTACAGACATTGGTTTAGAAGACACTTCAGAATCTTTTGGTCTACCAGCCACTGCAGATTTTATGTTTGCGTTAATATCAAGTGAAGAACTAGAGGCACTTGGTCAGATGAAGATTAAACAATTAAAAAATAGATACAATGACCCTTCAATCAATCGTGCGTTTATCGTTGGTGTTGATAGAGCAAAGATGAAATTGTATGACGTATCAAACAGTGCACAAAATATAGTTGACAGTAATCAAAGAGAAGAGGCTGTAAAAACAAGTTATGATAAGTTTTCAGATTTTAAAATATGAAAAGAAATAAATTAGAAAGAAAACTAGATGAATATAATCACACCATGGAACTTATAAGAACCATTGTACCAATTGCCGTGTTAGTATTACAAATATATATAATAATAAAACTTATATGAAACTGTGTAGTATAAAAGACATACAAGAACTTAAAAATACAAAGCGTGTCAGAACAAGAGACCGTGAGCATTGGGGGTTTACTGAAAGAGATTTATTTCACTATCACTTTCATTTAGATGGTTTAATTGAATACTTAGAAAAAAGAAATGAAAAGACAAAAAGTTAGATTTCACAGAAACGATAAAAGACCCGGTGGGTTAGATAGACCATTATCTTATCATAAAAAAATGATAAAAAAGAATGATAAGATATACTGGCAGGCCATTGAAAAACCAACAGGAACGATTATACGACAATCTTTTTTTGAGGAAGATGTAGATAATTTGGTTAGATTTCAAAATAAACACAGACAATGGCAGTTAAGTGGTGGTATACCAAAGTCGCTTTGTGACATAAAGGATTAATATAAATAATAGTAATTGATATATTAAATGGATAATTTGATTTTATATATGGGAACAATGAGAGAGGAATGTTTAGTTTTAAAGGATTTCTTACCAGAGGTACAAATACACACCTCGAACACTTAGAAGATAGTATAATAAACGACGGCGCAAAAGGCGGTCGTAATGCGATACTCTTTTTAAAATCACTTAAAAAAATGTTACAAGGCAACGTTGGTGGACGACTAAACGTTACTGTAAAATGGGACGGCGCACCCGCAGTTATATGTGGTATCAATCCAGAAAACGGTAGATTTTTTGTAGGCACAAAATCAGTATTTAATGTAAATCCAAAAATAAATTATTCTTCAGGTGATATAAGTAAAAATCATTCAGGTAATCTTGCAACAAAATTAAAAATTTGTTTACGTGAGCTTTCAAAGTTAGGCATCAATGGTATACTTCAAGGTGACCTGTTGTTTACACCCGGTGATATAAAAACTACTACGATAGGTGATGATGAGTGTTACGTATTTACACCAAACACAATTACTTATGCAATCCCTATTAATAGTAGTTTAGGAAAACGTATTGGTAGAGCAAAAATGGGTATTGTATTTCATACTCTCTATACAGGTAACGATATGAAAAGTTTAAGTGCAAGTTTTGGTTCTATCGCTGGTTTACCTAAAATTACTTCAGTATTTGTAACCGATGCAAGATATCCTGATGTATCTGGTTCTGCAACATTTAACGCGGCAGACGTAGAAACTTTTGATAATATAATACGTATGGCAGAGGGTTCTCTTTCAAAATCAGGTTCATTATTAGACGATTTTAATTCTACTGACCCAATGGCAGTAGGGTTTAGATTAAAAACATTTTTTAATTATTACATAAAAAATAGTAGCGGTGCGATGGATAAAGTAAAAGATTTAATTGAATTGTTTAGAACATACTATAATAATATGATACAACAAGAGGTTGACGCCGTAAGTAAAGATGATACAAAAAACAAATATAGAAAAATACGTGATGAGGGTTTAAAATATATAGATAGAAATAGGCAGTCATTATATTTTGCCATCGCAAGTTACGTGTCACTTCAAAGAGCAAAAAATTTTTTAGTGCGTAAATTAAATCAACTACAAAGTGTAGGGCACTTTATAAGAACATCAAACGGTTTTAGAGTTACAAACCCAGAGGGTTATGTTGCGGTTGATAGAGTAAAAGGGGCAGTTAAACTTGTAGATAGATTAGAATTTAGTCGTGCAAATTTTACGTTGGCAAAAGATTGGGTAAAGGGTTAATATGAAATCACTAGAACAAATATTATCAGAGGGTTTATACGACCCTGGTATATTTAAGGCCTTCTTTTTAGCTGGTGGGCCAGGCTCTGGAAAGTCTTTTGTTACACGTGCGGTATTTGCTGGATCTGGTCTCAAGGTTATTAATTCTGACATACACTTTGAAAGAAGTTTAAAAGATTTAG